GGATTACACGATCAATGTAGACGTTGTGGGAAACCTTGGGTCTACACGGGAAGCTACTGAACAACATGCACCCCTGAATGACGTTCACCCCTACCCCTGCATGACATTCACCCCTACCCCTGAACCACGTTCACCCAAACCATCCATAGAACCATCCAAAGAACCTAATACATCATCAAAAGATGATGAGGTGAATTATTACTTTGATCAATTATGGTCTTTATATCCTAGAAAGGTAGGCAAGGGACAAGCGCGTAAGGCATTCAAAGCAGCTTCTAAGAAGGCAGACTTTTATGATCTACTTCCCAAGCTGATGGATTATGTGCAAACGTTAGAAGGCAAAGACAAACAATTCATACCGCACTTAGCCACATGGCTGAACGGTGAACGCTGGGAAGATGAGGTGGAAGCATGACACACGAAGAAAGAATTAGAGTTATTCTGGGTGAACTTATTAAGATAATGGAAGGGTATGCTACTCCAAAACACTTAGATACAGTTGCCAAACAAGAACAAGAAGCCCGCAACATTGTTCGCATGATTAACCAGAAGTTTCCAAACGACACGACAGTAGAGCATATTCGCGGCACAATGGATCGGGCAATGCTGAAGCTGAAAGAGGCGCACAAGTCACGCACTTGGCCTACAGCAGCAGATATTAGCGCAGCCGTTTCAAAGTCTATGAATACGCAACGGTCAAACATCCAAGCAAGCAAGGGGCCATGGAAGCCTGACACCCTGGCACTAAATGCCAAGCGTATCATTGCAGGGGAACCAGTGGGTGAGATGTATATACGCGGTAAGCTGGCAGACAAGATGGTGCAAATGGGTTTGATTACAGAGGCGCATCTACAGCCGTATTTAGAATACTTGTCAGCTAACAATATCCCTGCTAGGGTTGACCCACCTATATCATAGGTTTGCCTCACTGAACTGCCCCCTCGCGTGATCGCTCCGCAGGGGGTATTTTTTTGCTTTGAACTATGTTATCTTCTCAGCAAGAGCCAACCTCTCTCCCTCCCTGTTGGTTTCGTGTAGCTCCATACACTGGCTCTCCTCACTGGCCCTCTGGACGCGGGTATGTCCAGGGGGTCTTTATTTCCTAAAAGAAAACCTCTATATTGTTTACAAATCACATAGAGGGCGCACCCATGAAAGATGGACGGTCTTGGCCTGCGGATAAGGTTGAGCGTAGAAACATAAAAAGCATTATACCTTATGCACGAAACAGTCGCACCCACAGCGACGAGCAAGTGGCGCAGATAGCCGCAAGCATAAAAGAGTGGGGTTTTACCAACCCGATCCTGGTTGACGTGGATGGCGAAATCATCGCAGGGCATGGGCGTTTACTCGCAGCACAAAAGCTAGGTTTAGACGAAGTTCCATGCATAACGGCTGTTGGTTGGTCAGACGCACAAAAGAAAGCCTATGTCATAGCAGATAACAAACTGGCCCTAAACGCAGGGTGGGATGATAGTTTGCTAAAAATAGAGTTTAAGGAACTGACAGACCTTAATTTTGACTTAGAGTTAACAGGTTTTAGCTTAGAAGAATTATCAGATTTATTTGCAGAAGAAGGTAATAAATACGAAGACGGCAAACCTGGGAGCATGGCTCAAAATTATGGTGAGCCACCTTTTAGCGTATTAGACACACGCAAAGCATCTTGGTTAGAACAAAAACGAGCGTGGCGCACACTTATTGGCGATGAGGGCGAGACAAGGGAGGACACGCTTGCAAACGGTGGTATGCTTGGCGATGTAAATAATGGTGTAAGTTTACTTGATCCTGTTTTAGCAGAAATTGTAGTGCATTGGTTTGGCATGAAAAACGGTTTAGCTTTTGATCCATTTGCAGGGGATACTGTGTTTGGTTTTGTGGCTGGCACTAAAGGCATGGCGTTCCAGGGCATAGAGCTCCGCCAAGAACAGGCTAAATTAAATCAACAGCGATGCGATGAAGCAAAACTACCTTGTGTTTATTACAACGACACAAGCGAAAACATGGACGAATACATAGTAGATAACAGCGTTGATTTAGTATTCAGTTGCCCGCCTTATGCCGATTTGGAAGTGTATAGCGACGATCCAAAAGATTTAAGCAACATGAGCCACGACGATTTTTTTCAAGTCTATAAGCGCATTCTGCAAAACACTTACGCTAAACTAAAAGACAATAGGTTTGCAGTTATTATAATGGGCGAGGTGCGAGGCAAAAAGGGAAGTTATATTGGCACAATACCCAAAACAATAGAGATAATGGAAAGTGCAGGGTATAGCTATTATAACGAAATAGTTTTAATAAATAGCGCAGGCACTTTACCCTTACGCGCTGGCAAAGCTATGCAGGCAACCAGGAAAGTCGGCAAAATGCATCAAAATGTGTTAGTATTTGTTAAAGGCAACCCCAAAGCAGCAGCAGAAGATTTAGGTGAAATAAAAGTAGATTTAGGGGAAAGCGATGCAAACTAAGGGGCAACATGTAACAGCCGATGTTTGGTGCAACGAGTATGATTACACAAACGCAGAATATTTGTGCGCAACCTTGGCTGAATGCATCACGGCAAGTGGCCTCACCATACTTGGTTACAAGCTTCATGAGTTTAATAAAGAGGGTGCTTTCACTTGTGTTTGGGTTCTTGGTGAAAGTCATTTCAGCATACACACGTTTCCAGAGCGCAATTTCTTTAGCATGGATTGTTATACTTGCGGTGAAAACAGTAAACCCCTGCAAGCTATTGCAGAGGCTTTAAGTTATTTTGATGTTAAAGAAAGTAAAATAAGGGTATTAGAGCGTGGCTAACGGTTTTGCATTATCTGTTAAACAAATGCGCTGCGCAGCCATTGGTGTCGCTTACAGCATAAATCATTGTGCGTTTATCGCCAAAGGTATCGGCATATGCACACGCTTCGTCAATATTTCTAAATTCTTGCTTGGTGCGTTTACCGCCAAAGCCGCGCACAGCAGTAAACATTACAGCAGTATCGTAACAGTATTGTTCAAATTCATTCAGTTTCATGGTTTGCCCTCCGTTTGTGTAAACAGTATATATACAAACTGTAAAGGATTGCAATATGGAAAGTAAAGAAAATAAAAATAAAGGCGGTAGACCACCAATAAAACTTACCAAAGAACAAAAGGGTGAATTGGAAACACTCGCGGCTGTGCTTAACGTAGAACAGATTGCAGATTACTTTGGTATAAGTAGGCGCGTATTCTATGACATAATGGAAAGGGACGCAGAAGTTTCTGCACAGTATAAAAAGGGTAAAGCTAAAGCAGTGGGCTTCGTAGCGCAAAACCTTATCCAAAAAGCTAGAGGCGGCGATCTTGGCGCACAGATATTTTACCTAAAAACACAAGCGGGTTGGAAAGAAACGCAAAAGGTAGAAGGCGCGGGCAACGAAGGCGAACATATTATTGCATACAAGTGGATGGATGATGACGACGAGGACGATCAGGTATAAGCCTCGCAAGCTGTTAAAACCATTTCACAGGCGCACTGAACGCTATGCCATTATCGTAGCACATAGACGTTTCGGCAAAACCGTTGCAGCTATAAACGATTTAATCAGGGACGCACTAACAATACCGCGCAAGAATGTTCGTGTAGCTTACATTGCACCATACTACCGTCAGGCTAAGGCTATCGCCTGGGACTACTTGCTGGAATACACCAAAGATATTGAGGGCAGCGTAGCAAACGCAAGTGAATTGCGCGTGGACTTTCAAAACGGTGCGCGGATACGTTTGTTTGGTGCGGATAACTACGATGCTATGCGTGGGCTATACTTTGACGCTGTTGTTCTAGACGAGCCTGCCGACTTCCCTGCAAATGCTTGGCCTGCCGTAATTCGTCCTAGCTTATCAGATCGCAAGGGACGTGCTACATTTATAGGAACACCCAAAGGTAAAAACGAGTTCTGGGATATATGGCATGAAGCACAAGATGATCCAAACTGGTATGCAGAAATGTTCCGTGCTTCTGAAACATCAATATTGGATCAAGAGGAACTTGACGAAGCCCGACAGACAATGGGCGATGACCGCTACGACCAAGAATTTGAGTGTAGTTTTGAAGCGGCAATCCAAGGGGCTTATTACGCAAAAGAAATGAAAGCGGCTGGCGAGGACGGTAGAATATGCGCCGTGCCTTATGATCGCGTTGCGTCTGTTGTCACCGCATGGGACTTGGGAATAGGCGACAGCACCGCAATTTGGTTCGGTCAGTTCGTGGGCCGCGAAGTTAGGATTATAGACTATTACGAAAACAGCGGAGTTGGATTAGATCACTATGCAAAAGTTCTCTTGGACAAAGACTATCAATACGAGCAACACATTCTGCCGCATGATGTCCAAGTCAAGGAATTGGGAACAGGGAAAAGCAGGCTTGAAACGCTTGACGCGCTGGGCATACGGAACATTGAGATTGCGCCGAAACTAGCGGTAGAGGATGGAATACAGGCTGCGCGTAGCATGATCCCACGCTGTTGGTTTGATGAAAGCAAATGCGGCAGGGGCATAGAAGCACTTAGACAATACCGCAGGGATTACGACGAAAGGCTGAAAACCTGGCGTGGCAGACCGTTGCACGATTGGACTTCCCACGGTGCCGATGCGTTCCGATATTTAGCTGTTGGATATAAGCCAGCGGCTGATTGGGGAGAACCTATTAGAAGGAATTTGCGCGGCATTGCGTAGTGTGATATGTTGCCTTTAACTCTAGAGGTTATGAATGGCAAAGCTAACACCTTCACAGAAAGCCAGAGCAAAGGCTATGTCCAAGCGGCGTGGCGTTAAGTATCCCAATGCGTGGTCAAACTTAACCGTTGCTCGTGGCAAAAAGAAAACCACCAAAAAACGTAAAACGAGGACTGCATAATGGCTTGCGGATATAAGAAAAAAGGTCGCAAAGGCGGGAAGAAGAAATAATGGCTTATGGTTATTACGATGATCGTCCCCGCTACACTAGCTTGATGGATATGATTGACGGTGGCGGTGCTGGGCGCAGCGGTGATCGCTTTGAGGGCGGTGGACTTCTAAGCCTCTTAGCAAACGAACTGTTTAGACCCGCAGGCTATGAGGATCGCTTACGCCAACGCAAGAATGACACTGGACGCGCTGTTACTACGGTAATAGACGAACTTACAAAACGCCGTGATCGTAGAAACCTAGACCGTGTTGATGCATACAACCGTGCGGAAGCAGATCGCCAAGCGGCTGCGGCACTGATGGATGAGCGTTATGATGACACAATCTTAGCACCTGGTCAGGGTGGACTGCGCCGTAGGTTGCCACAAAACCAACCCGCAACAGGCATGACATACCCAAGTCCAACAGCAAGCATAGCGGATGATGCGGTTGCTTCTATGCCTAATTTACGAGATCAATATGATCTCAATAGAGGTGCGTTAATACAAAATTATTTATATTATCGCGATGAAGCACCCAATGGTCTGCAAAAGTTTCTAGATAGGGTTGTAGAAAAATATGGAATAGATGGTCTGCGCGAACTACAGGCAAGTGTTACGCCAAATATGTCTTATCAAGGCAGTCAGATTGTTCCTACTATGAATGAAGCTACTGTCCCAGAAATGGCGCGGATTATATCAACTAACCCACGCTTTTCACCAGTGTTTGCGCAAGATTATGGTGACTATTTGGAATATATGAACACAGGACGGTATCCTCGTGGCTAAAGACCCTCGCCTATCTAAGATTGGTGCTTCTAGGTTTAACCAGTGTGTAAGAACACCAAGTCATCCTAGCAAATCACACGCAGTTGTGGCAAAAGAGGGCAGTAAGACCAAGCTAATACGGTTTGGTCAAAAAGGTGTAAGTGGTTCGCCACCTCGCAAAGGCGAGAGTGAAGCCGCCAAAAAGCGCAGAGCATCATTCAAGGCAAGACACGCTAAGAATATTGCAAAGGGTAAAATGAGCGCAGCATATTGGGCTGACCGCTGTAAATGGTGAACTAAATGGCTATTACGACATATGCAGAGTTAAAAACCGCAATCAGTAATTGGTTAAACCGCGATGACTTAACATCTGTTATTCCTGATTTTATAAGCCTGACGGAAGCGGACATGGATCGCAAAATACGTCACTGGCGTATGGAAGAGCGAAGCACAGCAAATATTGATGCAAGATATACGCAATTACCAGGTGGCTTTGTTGAAGCAGTGCGCTTTCACTTAGACGTTGATGAACGTCCTGTTGAGTTGCTTACACCATTAGCCTTACAGCAGCGCAGAAAAGGCAATGCAGATACGCAGGGCAAGCCATCTTACTATTCTGTGATCGCTGGGCAGATAGAAGTGTGGCCGACACCTGATGCGGCTTATACAGGCGAGTTGTATTATTACGCTAGAACGGCAGGGTTGACTGATAGCAATACCTCAAACTGGATTTTAGAATATTTCCCAGATGCCTACCTGTATGGTTCTTTGGTTCACTCAGCCCCTTATCTTGTTGACGATCAACGCGCACAAACCTGGGCGGCGTTGTATCAACAGGCTATTGATGGTATAAATAGCAACAATGAGAAAGCCAAGTTTGGCGGCTCTGGCTTGCGTATGCAAGTCAACACATTCTAGGAGAAAGACATGGCAACCATTTCAGATTATGTGCTAGACGCCGCACTGTCCAAGCTGGACTTAGAGGCAGATCGCATAGACATTTGCTCACAAGAGCCTACGACTTACGCAGAGGCGACAAGCACCTACACGCTAGGCAATAGCACCTCAGTGTCGTTTGGTGCGCCACAGGACGGTGATACGTCAGGCCGTAAGACAGCTTGCGCAGCAATCTCAGACGGCACAGTAACAGGCTCAGGCACTGCAACGCACTATGCGATCACAGATGTATCTGAGAGCCGCTTGCTTTGCACAGGTTCGCTGACAACATCTCAATCAGTTGTGTCTGGTAATACATTTACAGTAGCCACGTTTGACGTTGAAATCCCTGATCCTGCATAGGTAAACAATGACGCAAATAGTCTACCCTTTACGTGCCAAGATGACGTTGCCAACAACTGGCACTACTTCAACACTTACTTTCGGCAGTGCTGTTGACGGATACCAAAGTTTTGCTGATGCTGGAGCGTCTGGTAAGTATATAAAGTACACTATAGAGGATGCTAACGGCAACTGGGAGGTAGGTACTGGTAGCATTTCTAGTAATGGCATTCAATTAACTGCTCGTGCGAGTACAAGCCTCCAAGCTAGTACTAGCAGCGATCAATTCGGAAACCCTATACCTATTGACCTAAGTGGTGATGCGGTAATTTATGCCACTACTGCTAGAGAAGAACCGTCTAGTAGACAATTATTGTACTCTGATACTGTTGATAACGAAAGTTATTGGCTCTATGACTGGAGAAGGGGTTCAGGTGGTAGTTTTAGTAGTAGCGCAACAGAGTTATATACGCAATACGAGGTTTTAATAGATCGCCTCACTCCTGTTTCGGATGCTAGGATTTACCTAAGAACAAGATACCCTTCTAGCAGCCAATTTAATGCTACAGACACTAGTCCTGCTTATCAGGGTCAATATCTTGAGGCATCTAGCTCAACAGACTATGCTGTCGCTACTACGACTAGTGTTCACTATTTGAGTAGATACACAAGTGTTGGTGGTGCCACTTACGAAGCTGGTTGGTCTGGTAAAGTAAAATTCAGCACACTCACTTCAGCCTACACCCCCACAGCGGTACAAAAACAACAAATTCAGTCTGTTGGTGGCTATGTTAATAGTAGTGGCGCACCAATAACCCATCAAGCGTTTACTCAGTATACATTAACAAGTACTCAAATTTATGGTATTTATTTGTACGCCAGCACAGGTAATTTACAAAGTGGTAAAATCAGTATCTATGGCATAAGGGACAATCATTAACATGGCTGAAGAAGAAGTAGAACAAACAGAAGCCGAAGCCAAGTATATGGAACCTGCTGAACTTGAAAGAATAGAGGCGATGGACGTACGTTCGGAAAGAGATCGCTTACTTAAAGAAACTGATTGGTGGGCTGGCTCAGATCACACAATGTCACAAGAGCAATCTGACTATAGAGTGGCTCTAAGAAATGTACCGCAGCAAGAAGGCTTCCCGTTTTCAATAACGTGGCCTACTAAACCGTAGGTGATTAAATGCTTGGATTTGCACCATTAGCTTCTGCACCGATAGGTGATGACGGTGGCATCGGGGGCGTACATAGTCTAAGTTTTGACAACATCACAACAACGCCTGTCGTTGATACTGCAACTGTCTTTGAAGATGAAACAATACCAGCCGCAGGCATTACGGCTGGCGTTCCTGTTGTAGATAACGCAAACGTCATTGTTGTTTATAACTTTGGCGCGGATGACATAAGCACAACGCCTGTTGTTGACAGCATTGCTGCGTCAGTCATCAGCAACTTTGCGCCTCAAGAAATAACATCAGGCGCACCAGTTGTTGATGATATTACGACAGCGGTAATATCCAACTTTGCCCCAGTTGAGATTGCACTTGCCGCACCTACGGTAGATAGTGCGACTGTCGCGGTTACATCTAACTTCTTCCCAGTTTCGTTAGAGCCGCAGCCTATTATAAGCGCGTTCTTATTCTTCCAAGAATATGCGCTGACAGTTGTAGACATTACGGCTGGTGTTCCTACGCTACCAGCAAGATTTACTTGGGACTTCCAAGAGCTACAAACCGATAGTTGGACAGAACAAGCGGATGATGATAGTGTATGGTCAACGCAGGCTGATAGTAGTGACACTTGGACAGAAGCTACAGAGCCGACAGATATATGGACTGACGTGACTGACCCAACCGACACATGGTCAGAAGCCGCATAGGAGACTTAGATGGCGATAAGCATTACAAAACCACAAGTGGGCGCAGATGCCGATAGCTGGGGAACAAAGCTAAATTTGGCTTTAGATGCATTGGTTGATGCGCATAATGGTGTAACGGCTACAACACCCAATCTGCAAGCTGGTTGGGAAGTTGATGGAGTAGCTATTACAGCGTCATCGGATGAAATAAACAAGTTGGATGGACTAACAGCTTCAACTGATGAGTTGAACAAAATGGACGGTGTTACTGTAACTTCTACAAAAATTAACTATCTTTCTGATGTAACATCTAACATTCAGGCGCAAATTGATGCTGCGGCGGGTACTGGCGGTACAACATATACGGCAAACACAACATACGGAACTACGTTATCAGGCACGGAAATTCGTATGCACACCTCTTATGGCGCGGGAAATTGGTCTGTAAGTAACGGCAGCTTTACTGCTTCTGGGAACATCACAGCATATTCAGATGAACGCCTGAAGGATAATATTCGCACGGTAGATAACGCACTAGGCATGGTTTCTGACATGCGCGGTGTTTTCTATGATAAAGATGGTGAAGCGGGTGTAGGTGTTATTGCTCAAGAAATGCAAAAGGTTCTTCCAGAAGTGGTGATGGATGGTGAGTATTTATCTGTTTCGTATGGCAACATAGTAGGTGTGTTGATAGAGGCAGTTAAAGAATTAAAAGCTCAAGTAGAGGAACTAAAGCATGGCTCTACAAACTAGCGGCGCAATATCACTTGACCAAATACATGTTGAGGCGGGTGGCACCAGCGGAACACAATGCTCAATTAATGACACAGATATTCGTGATCTGATCGGCAAAACAAGTGCCACAACAATGTCATTCAGTGAGTGGTATGGTGCTGACGCTAATCAGGCTTTTGAAATTAATATTGTATCAAATGCTCAAGAATTAGACTACACGTTAAGTTATATGCAAAACCAAGGATGGGACGAGCAAAGTGATATAGTTATCACAATTTCGTCAGGTGTTTATGTTTGGTCTGACGATACATCCAAGGCTGCGTTAGACATTCAAGGTACGCTTGGTTCTGCTTTGCTTAGTGCTGGTGCATCAATTACAATTAAAAACTATGGCTATATTATTGGTAGAGGCGGCAATGGTGGCTATGCTTCATCAAATACAAGCACCTACAACGGACAAAATGGCGGTCATGCAATACAAAGTTCAGCTGTATCAACGTACATCACTAATTATAGCGGTGCGGTGATTGCGGGCGGTGGCGGTGGCGGTGCAGCTGCGTCTGGAGGTAGTAGCATCCGTTATGCGGGTGGTGGCGGCGGCGCAGGCGGCGGCAGAGGCGGCGGCACTTTCAATAATGCTGGATCAACAGCGGGTGGGTTCTTAAATGCAGTTGGTGCGGATGGTGGGCCATCTGGGACTTATGGCACTCAAACTGCTACAGCCTCATTTGGAGGTGGCGCTGGCGGTGGCGGTGGTGGCTACGATGGCACTGGAGCCAGCACATTATCAATGTCAGGCGGTGCGGGTGGTCGCAAGTTAGGTGCGGGTGCAACAGGTGGTGCTGGCGCAACCTTATCTGAGGGAGCAAACGGCGGTAATGGTGGCACAATTAACGCTGGCTCTAACGCTACTGGCGGCGGCGGTGGTGGTGGCTGGGGCGCTGCGGGTGGCAACAGTGCCAACTATACGGGCGGTAGTGCTGGTCGGGCTTTAGATGGCTTCGGTACGGTAACAAATTCCGGTTCAATATACGGAGCAACCTAATGAGTTTTCTGCCTATAAAAATACCACAGGGGTTTCGTAAAAACGGAACGGACTTGGATAACGCTGGTCGTTGGCAAGACGGTAGTTTGGTGCGCTGGCAAAACGAAAGTGCAAGGCCAATAAATGGCTGGCGTATAAACGAAGAAGTACAGCGACTTGTAAAGTCACCAATTCGCGGGATGCATTCTTGGAAAAGTACGTCAGGAGCAGCGCGATATTTGGCAGGCGGCAGCTTTGATGCGTTAGCGGCGGTTCTTCCAAGTGGTTTAAAATATGATCTTACGCCATTTGGATATGTAACTGGTAGAAAAGATGCAGAGGTAAACACTGGTTATGGGTATGCAGTCTATGGTGATAGTACCTACGGAACGCCGCGCCCAGACACAGGAACCTTGCAAGACTGTACAACATGGGCGCTGGACAACTGGGGCGAAAACCTAGTTGCTTGTGCATCCCATGAGGGAACAATTTATGAGTGGGATATTAACGAAGCAGGCTTTGGCACAAATATCTTAGCAAATCCTGTATTTAGTGATGGTACGACAAATCTTGGTTTTGTGACTTCTGTTTCAGATTGGACAGTTTCGGGCGGCACAGTGTACTTTGAATATATTGGTAATTTAGGCGGCTATCCAGATTGGCACACACAATTTACTAGAAAAGCGTGGACAACTGACGCAAACGTTACTCTTTCACAGAGTTTTACTGTTGAAGATGGTAAAGTTTATCGTGCAACGGTGTATGTGAATGAAAGTGAAAGTCCAGACACACAAATGCGCATTGTGAATGCTGGCACTACTTATACAAAAGCACTTTACAGACGATCAATAACTGGTGTTGACGAAATCGCACTAGACTTTAAAGCAAGCGGCACAACGGCAACTATTGAGTTTGAATATGTTGGTACAGACCCGCTAAACGGTTTCAGTATAGCTTATCCATCTGTTGTTAAATTAAATACCGTTACAAAGATAAGCAATTCACCAGATTATGTTAAAAGTATTTTGGTCACAGAAGAACGGTTCTTGTTTGCGCTGGGTGCAGACGCTAATCCCAGAAAGATCGCTTGGTGCGATAGGGAGAATAATACGTTATGGACTGCCGCCGCGACAAACGAAGCGGGTGATATAGAATTATCCGATAATGGCGAAATTATGCTTGGCATGAGAACTCGGGGGCAAACACTAATCTTAACCGATACTGCAGCACATATTGCTCGTTATATCGGCCCACCATACGTCTATGGTTTTGAGCGTGTAGGGACATCTTGTGGTGCAATATCTGCTAAGTGCGCAGCGGATGTTGACAGTGGCGTTTATTGGATGGGTGACGGTGGGTTCTTTAGGTTTGACGGAAACATCGTTCAGCAAGTTCCATGTGAGGTTTACGATTATATTTTTGATGATATTAACATAAACCAAAAAAGCAAAATATGGGCTTATGCAAACGCGGAATACAATGAAGTTTGGTGGTATTATCCTTCAGAAAGCTCCAACGAAATAGATAAATATGTCGCTTACAACTACGCGACGAACCATTGGCTTATTGGTACGCTTTCGCGCACTTCTGGTGTTTCCAAGGGCGTGTGGCCCTATGCCATGTTAGCAAACGATCAAGGTCAGGTGTATGAACATGAGGTTGGTTTAACTTACGGTGATGGTAAGTCATACGATCTTATTCATGGTTTAAGCACAGTGGGTTTGACGTTTACAACAGAGACAAACGGCGACTACAAAATGCAAGATGACTTGTTGAGTGCTGCAAATGGAACGGCAGGCCCATTAGAAAGGTGGGCTGAAAACTTTATAAATGAAAGATTGCTGGGTGACATAACTGACGATCAAACGCTTACTAGCGCAGATGCAGATGCATTAGGGTTTTATATTGATTGGAAGCAAGGTGGCCAAGCAAGAGATGCTAGTTTAACTGATGCTATGGTTGATTACATAGAAGATGTAATGCTTCCTTTCATAGTAAAAAACACAAAGAAAACGTACAGTGATAACAAGAGTTTTGGCGATTTCGTGACAGGAACATCAGGTTATTACTTTGATGATGACTTTATGACTGACCTAACTTTTGAGCGTGGCGTTAAGTACATTTTTAATTGTGGTAGCATAGAGAATGTTGGTCACGATCTAGCTATTTTTGACGGTGCAACAGAATTAGGCGAAGCAGATAACGTTCTAATTGAAGGTGAAAACAATAACAGCACAAGCACCTACGATTACAAACTTACTTACTCTGTACCTTACGATGCCCCTGCTAGCGTCACATTAGGTTGCGATACACACAGTGCAGAAAGAGTGACAGGCACCATTTCCAACCCCACTTTGCCCTTTATGGAAACAGGAGCAATAACTCTTGGCGTTGGTGATAATGTGATGCAAGTAACAGATGTTATCTCAGATGATAAGCCAGAAGGTGCAATAGATTTAACATTTAAAACGCGCTTTTATCCAAATGGTGAAGAACGCGAATATGGCCCATATGACATAACAAAGCCGACATCAGTACGTTTTACGGGCAGACAAATCAGAATGAAAGTTGATAGTGTCTTGCCGCCTACAAGGTGGAATTTAGGAACAATGCGCCTTGAAACAAAGCAGGGTGGTAAGCGGTAATGGCAGCACCAGTATTTCCACCTATTGGCGACAATATTAAGCAATGGGGTGAAAACTTTAAGATATATTTACGCCGCCAACTGCCGCGTCTGTATTTTAAAACATCAACTGACAACCCATCAGAGAACGGCGTTATTTTGTGGGATGAAGATGCAGGGTATCCCGTTGTATCTAAAGACGGTGCATTCGTTCAGATTATCTTAGAGGATGGTCATGCATCGTTTTACCGCACAACAGACGTAACAGCGGCTGCGGCGAATACAGCTTATGCAATCACATATGACGCACCAAGCGGGAATGTTGGTATTGATCGGGATGCGACAGATAACAGCAAAATCGTATTTAGCGAGGCGGGTGAGTATCTTGTGATGTTTTCAGCGCAGATTGCGTCATCATCGTCAAGCACTGTTAAGTTTTATTTCTGGCCTCGTTTAAACGGCACAGACGCAACCAACAACACAATCATTTACTCGCTGCACCAGAATGACGCGACAGTGGTTGTTTCACGTTCTGCAAAGTTTGATGTATCTGCTAATGATTACTTGCAAGTCATGTGGGCGGTAGATAGCACGTCAGGCACTTTAGATGCGTCTGCGGCAACATCATTTTCCCCAGCGGCACCCGCAACAACGCTTCACATTACGAGGATGCATGGCTAGGGGTGTCAAGTAAAAGAAAATGTGCTATAAAGCATTAAGGATTTCGGAGTAAAACAATGGGCATAATGGATTTTTTGTTTGGCACACCAGACCAAACGGGACAACTTGATCCGCAAACCAAACGTGCGCGTGATTTTTTGTTAGACCAAATGCTGAAGCAGTATTCAGTGGGCGCAGTAAATATACCACAATACATGGCAGTTGCACCAGAAGCGCAATACAGCGGCACAAACGCTTTGCTTAGTTCATTGGGTTTAGATGCTGTCGCACCCCCTTCTATGCCTACAACTACAGTCGGCGGGATGGAAGTTTACACAAGCCAACCTTTCCAAGAGCAAATGGAAACCTCTTATGCAGAGCGTTACCCTGGGCAATACGATTATTTGCGTTCATTTTACATGGACCCTGTTACAGGTGAGTTTGGTAAACGTTCTTATGGTTATGTTGATCCAATGGCTACGCAGCCTGTGGCACCAACTGGAGGTGGCGGCAGAAGCGATGACGATGATCCGCTTGAGTTACATTATAAGTTGCACCCAGAAACAAGACCAACTACTGGCCCATATGCGGCAAACGTAACAAGTAAATTAGATACAAAAGGACAAATTGGTAAGTATGAAAGCCCAATGGGTGGGCAATCAATTTTTGAAAAAATAAAGTCTGATTTAAGTTATGCAGGATCGCAAATTAAGAAAGACCTTGGCGGTCTGTTTGGAAAGGGTTAAATTATGATCGGGTCAAACGTATTTGGACAAGCCCAACAGTACCAAACCCAAGCGGGTGATGTTTACCGAAGGATGGCAGACTTTCAAGCACCTACGGTTCAAGCGGTAGGTCAAACACAAGCACCTACATTAGCACAAACGGACGTTTCACAATATATGTCGCCTTACACCGAGCAAGTTATTCAGCGTGGCGAGGCAGATATTGCAAGGCAACGCGAACAAGCATTAAACGCTTTGGGTGCGCAAGCAACACGCGCGGGTGCTTTTGGTGGTGCTCGTTTTGGCTTGGCAGAAGGTCAAACCTATGGTGACTATGGACGTATGGCGGCGGATATGGCGGCACAACAGCGTCAACAAGCATTTAATCAAGCAATGCAAGCAGCGCAGTATGACGTGACAGCACAACGTTCAGCAGCAGAGCAAGCGGCAGCGCGAGAGCAAGCCGCACGAATGGCTAACCTTCAATCAGCATTCACTGGTTTAGGTTATCAGCAAAGTGGTGCGGCGGGCTTGTCTGGGTTAGGTCAAACAATGTTTGGACAAGGTATGCGCGGTCTAGAACAACAGCAACGTGCAGCGGCACTTGCGCAGCAGCAACGTCAACAAATGCTTGATGCGGCTCGTATGCAAACACTAGCTAACCTAGGCTACCCACAGCAAGCACTGCAAACTGGAACGGGTATATTGGGCGGCTTACCTGGCTCAAAAATAACTCAAGCTGGATCGCCAGGTTTGTTTGATATTCTAAGCGGTATTAGCATGATCCCAGGACTGCCTTTTTAGGGGTAATAAATGGCAACGTGGCAAGAAATACAGCAGGGCATTTTCGCAGGTGAAAGCGGCGGTGATTACAATGCTTTGTTTGGTTATCAAAACAGGCCAGGCGGCATTTTCTCAGACGTAAAAGTCTCTGAAATGTCTATTGCTGATATTTTGGATTTTACCAATCCAAGCGGTGCGTATGGTCAGTTTGTTGCCAATACACGCCCAGACCCAGAAATGGGTGTTGCTACGCCAGTGGGCGCATACCAAGTTGTTGGGACTACACTACGCGATGCGGTAAAAAAGCTAGGCATTGATCCTAGCCAAAAGTTTGACAAAGCCACGCAAGATCGCATTGGCAAATATATTTTTGAGACGCAGGGCGCAAAAGCCTTTGCTGGATACAAGGGGCCGAAGATGGACGGACAGCAACCTACAGCACAGCAAATGCAGCAGATGCAACAAGAACCAAGGGGCTTGATGGGCATTCTACGCGATCCCCGCACACGTCAGGTTTTATCAGCATTTAGCCGCAGCAGCGTTGGTCAGCGTCTTGGCGAAATTGCAGCGCAAGATATAGTTAGACAAGAAGAACAGCAACAACGGAACCGCACTGCCGATTGGCTATCTTCGCAAGAAGGTGGTGAGGTGTTTGCAGAGGCCATTCGTGCGGGTGTTCCAGCGGGGCAGGCTTACGAGGCGTTCCGCAAATCTAAAACAGGTGATTATGTTGTTGTAGGCAAAACGCTTGTAGATCGTCGCACTGGCAAGGTCGTTTTCCAATCACCTAGAACAGCTTCCATGACAAGGTTTAACCCTGCAACTGGTCAATACGAAACCATTAGTGGCCTTGATCCATCGCAGCTAGATTTAAAGGAAAGCGAAAGCGCATCAA